TTTAGATTCTGTTGATAAAAAAGAATTAAAAGGTAAACATAAAGACCGAGAAGATAAAGACATTGATAACGATGGTGATGTAGACGACAGCGATAGGTTTCTTCACAAGAAAAGAAAAGCAATTACCAAGAAGATGAAAAAAGAAGCATATTCTCGGTGGCAAACATAAATGAATACTGGATTGAAAAATTTTCTTTCAGAACAAATGCCGGCGATGCCTCCACAAGGCGGGCCACCCCAAGGCGGTCCTCCAGGTGCAGGTGGAATGTCTAAAAAGCCTAAACAGACCGTGGCTGATAAAGTTTGGGCTCAAGTTACACAAAATCCAAATATTGATGAGTTTATTCAAATGATGCAGATGGAAGGGTATACAGATAGAATAATATTAAAACGAATCAGGGAAAAATTTTATCCTGAATTTATTTATTGGGCGAAAGAAGCAATACGACAAACAAACAAGCAAAAAGCACCACAACAAAGAATGCCTGGACAGGCCGCAGATGTAGATTTGTTTGGTGGCGGCCATGAACTTGGTGGTGGTGGTCCATCAGGATAAAAAAGGGGACAGTAATTAAAATGAAACTTATAACAGAAACAACAGAAAAGATTGAATTCATCAAAGAAAATATAGAAGGCTCCCCCAGTAATTATTATATCAGTGGGGTTTTCATGCAAGCAGAAGAAAAGAATAGAAACGGTAGAGTATATCCCAAATCTGTTCTTATGAATGAAGTTAAGAACTATAATATTAAATTTGTAAATGGTAAACGAGCATTTGGTGAACTGGGACATCCAGAAGGTCCTACCGTAAATTTAGAACGAGTTTCACATATTATTACTTCATTAATCGAACAAAATAACAATGTTATGGGAAAAGCAAAAATAATGGATACCCCTATGGGCAAGATTGTAAAAAATCTTCTTGATGAAGGCGCGCAACTTGGTGTTTCTTCCAGAGGCATGGGTTCTCTTACTGAAAAGGGTGATATAAAATATGTCGATGATGATTTTATGCTTGCCGCTGTAGATATTGTTGCCGACCCATCAGCACCAAGTGCATTTGTAGATGGTATCATGGAAGGCAAAGAATGGGTATGGGATAATGGTGTCATTAAAGAAACAACAATCGATAAATATAATAAAATTATAACCAAAACACCACAGAAAACTTTGGATGAAATTGCATCATGGTGTTTTGCAGATTTTTTGTCCAAATTATAAAAAAAGATATATAGAAAGTAATAAACCGTATAACTTTAAAGTTAAATACCAAGGAGCATATAAAATGGGAAATAGTATAATCAATTCTGCTGAAAATCTTTTAGAAAGAACAGACACAAAAGAATTAAATAGCAGAATTTCAGAAAAAATTGGTAATTTTGCCACAGTATTAGACTCTATGGGAGTTACAGAAGAATACACAACCGGCGTTTTTAAAAGACTTTCATACGCCAATAATGAAGAAGAACTTGACGAAGCAATTGGTAGAGAATATGCCAAAGTAGAAATGCTTATGCTTAAAGAAGATGATGAAGAAGATGCACTCGGTAAATCTTCTCACGATGCTAAAGGCAAAGGTGCTAAATATGCAAAACCAGTTAAAACTAAAGGTGATGCAAAGAAAAGTCTTGAAGATAAGAAGAAAGGTCGAACAAATGAGCATCTAGATGCATTGTTTAGTGGAGAAGACCTAAGTAATTCATTCAAACAAAGAGCCGCAGATATCTTTGAAGCGGCAGTTAATGCTAGGGTAGAAGAAATTCAATCGGAATTGGTTAGACAATCAAGAGATGTTTTCATTGAAGAAGTAGTAGCCGTTAAAGAAACACTTTCTACACAAGTAGATGACTACCTAGACTATGTTGTTTCCGAATGGATGAGTGAAAATGAACTTGCTGTTGAAAATGGAATTCAAAATGAAATTTCTGAATCATTCATGAACGGTCTTAGAGATTTGTTTGAACGACATTACATTGATGTTCCTTCTTCCAAGATGAATGTTCTTGAAGATATGGCACAAAAAAATAATGAACTCAAGAACCAAATAAATGGAATTATTAAAGAAAATATTAAACTCACAAAGAAAGCAACTAGTGCAAATTGTTCGAGTATTTTTGAAACAGCATGTCACGGACTTGCAGACACAGAAGTTGAGAAACTTAAATCGTTAGCAAGAGGCATTGAATATTCCAACGAAGCAGAATTCGGAAGAAAAATCAATACTCTTAAAGAAAGTTATTTCAATAGAAAATCAAAACCACTAACCACATTGGTTGAAGAATCAAATAGTAGTGAGTATGAACAAGAACTAGAACCAAGAATGGAAGCATATTTCAATAGTGTTGGAAGACTTGCTGACGCGACAGAGAACAATACACAGTCGTAAATTTCAAAAAATATACATAAGAGGAAATAGAAGTTAAAATTCCTCATAGGAAAAACAAGGAGAAAAGTAGATGAGTAATCTAGAAGCCGCAGCCGAATTTTTAGGAAGTAAATGGAAGCCCATTATTGAGCATCCAAGTCTTCCAGCAATTAAAGATTCTTATAGAAAGAATGTAACTACAGTTCTTCTTGAGAACCAAGAAAGAGCAATTCAAGAACAAGCAAACAACCTTGCAGGTGGCGGTATGTCACCAGTAGTGGGTGGTGAAGGTAATATTAAGGGTTTTGACCCCATTCTTATCTCACTAGTACGACGCGCAATGCCTAACCTAATGGCATATGATGTTTGTGGTGTTCAACCAATGACAGGTCCTACTGGACTTATCTTTGCACTTCGTGCTAAATATGAACAAGGTGGTTCTGCTGAAGCACTGTACAACGAAGCCGCAACAAGTGTTGCAGCCGGTACAACCAACTCTTCGCCAGATATGTCTGGCAACCTTGGTGACCCACTAGGTACAGGCGCACAAGTTCACGGTGGTACTGGTTTTGGTGGAGTTGGTGCTTCAGGCGGTATGTCAACTAATACTGCTGAAACACTTGGTGCCGCGGCTGGTACTCAGTTTGCAGAAATGGCATTCACCATTGACCGAACTTCGGTTGAAGCAAAGACCCGTGCATTGAAAGCAGAATACACAACTGAACTCGCACAGGACTTGAAAGCAGTTCACGGACTTGATGCAGAAACAGAACTTGCTAATATCCTCTCGACTGAAATCCTTGCGGAAATCAACCGAGAAGTTGTAAGAAGTATCTACCGAGTTGCTAAACTTGGCGCACAACAAACAGACCTGTACTTTAAAGGTTCTGGTGTCTCAGGTGGTCTTTCTGGTGCATCTAGTGCGGGCTCAATTGATGTCGGTGGTATCTATGACCTCGATAAGGACTCTGATGGACGATGGAGTGCAGAAAGATTCCGTGGTTTGATGTTCCAACTCGAACGAGAATGCAACCAAATCGCTAAAGATACTCGTAGAGGTAAAGGTAACTTCTGTATTGTAACATCCGATGTCGCATCCGCCCTTGCAATGAGTGGTTTCTTACAAATCTCTCCTGCAAAAGCAACCGACCTTGATGTTGATGACACAGGTAACACATTCGTAGGTACACTAAACGGTAAGATGAAAGTTTATGTAGACCCCTATTCAACCACAACTAACTATGCTTGTGTTGGATATAGAGGTTCTTCACCTTACGATGCAGGTTTATTCTACTGTCCGTATGTTCCACTACAAATGGTTCGTGCCGTTGGTGAAAATGACTTCCAACCACGCATCGGGTTCAAAACTCGATACGGTATGGTACAGAATCCTTGGGTTACATCAACCTATAGTTCAAATGATAATGAACCATTGGCACAACTTTCCGTTCGTTCAAATCAATATTACAGAATATTTAGAATTGATGGACTACACGGTGGTGCCGCTGCCGCAGGAACTAGTTACCCATAATCTAACGGATTATAAGGTACTAATCATAATAATGATTGAAGCAGGAGAGGCAACCCCTCTCCTGTTTTCTTTTATAAATTTGTTGTATTATAAATAAAGTAAAAGGGAGTAATTTAATGGAACGATACTTAAAAAAATATTTACAGGAAAGAATGTTAAACGAAATACCTACACCAGGATATGGTGGTGGCGGACCAGGTTCTGGTTGGGATACATCAGACATTTATGATGATGCTCCCATAGAAAAGAAGAAGCCCTTGCCTAAATGGAGACAGATATCTCCTCATGGTGTTCCTGTCCCTGGTACTCCATCACGCCACCGCGGTGGGCATGCCACATCTGATACAGTAACCGATGAGAATGGAGTTGTTTGGGATGTTATATATCATTGGGTAGATGGCGTTCTTGTGGACACCACATGGACAATCCACGAGCCTGATGACCCCTGGACTTACCAAAACGACCCGAACTGGCTAATGAATGACGACCCATATGATACTCCCGGCGGAGCCGGCGGCGGGTGACCTAAATGACTAATGAACTTCCAGGATTATCGCCAAAAGTATCTGTAGATATTGCCCAAAGGCAACCCACAAATACAAACTACATTCTAAATACAGGATTTTATTTTGGCATCCAAAGATTGCCCACTGTACAGTATTTTTGTCAAGAAGTAAATTTGCCTGGTTTGAATTTTGGAGAAATCAGACAGCCGACTAGATTTATTGATGTTAAACAC